CTTCTTGTTCGGCTGCTTGACGAGCTGCTTCTTGTTCGGCTGCTTGACGAGCTGCTTCTTCCTCAGCTGCCTTACGAGCAGCTTCTTGTTCGGCTTGTGTATTGTCAACGTGTTCTTCTGTACTGTCCATGATATTAATTAATAATATTTTATTTTTAAGTAATATTAATTAATATAGTCTTTAAGGTTATTTATTTCTTGGACTTTGAACGTGCAATCAAACCTCCAATCAAAGCTCCTGATGCACTTCCTGCAGCCATTCCTGCAGCCATTCCTGCACCCCTACACTTCCATGAATTTTTTGGATTCCAACAATAATTTATAAAATCTACATCTCTTTTAACATAATGTGTTTTCGAAACTATCAATTTTTTATCAGCTGCTGTTGCTTTACCTTTAAACAATTTAATCAAAGCTTTTTTAACTTTATTACAACATTTAGTTCTACCTTTACATCCTTTAATTTTTTTACACTTAGTTTTTCTTATTGCTTCTTTATTTGCCATTTTTACCGAAACTAGATTTCCTCTTTTTCTTTCTCTTCATAGCTTTTTTACATTGCTTCTTCAACATTGCTTCAGATTTGTAAACTCTCTTTCCTCCTCTCTTAAGAGTCAAACGCACTTTCAACTTTTTACACATTCTTCTAAGGGCTGCTGATGGCTTCTTTGCTTTTTTACCGAAATCGTATTTACTCTTTCTTTTTCTTCTTCTTCGTTTACCGTATTGTCCTGATGGTGTTTGTTTGCGTTTAAACAAATCCATAAAATCTGAGTAAGCTTTTCCTGCTCTTGTTTTTGCTCTTCTTGGTGCTGCTTTTGCACCTTTATAAAATTCTCCTGCTCTTCTTGGTGCTGCTTTTGCACCTTTATAAAATTCTCCTGCTCTTCTTCTGAAAGGGTATCTCTTTACTCCTCTGATAAATCTTTCAGTTGGGGATGCGTATGGATCATCTTTTTGTAAAAGGAAAAGACCAGGATTCATAGCTCTCTCACCTAATCCCATTGGTCTCCTCTTTTGATCTCTTCTATATCTTTGCATAGCTCTCCTAGCTTCTAAACCTCCTAGACCTAGTGCTCCTAAACCTGCTAGTCCTCCTGCTGTGTACCCTGCGACTCTTCCTGGGTTTTTGTATGCATAACGAGCTGCTGATCTAGCTCCTCTTCCTGCTCTTTTGGCTTGTCTTCTTGCTGACGCTTTAAGGATTTGTGCAAGTTTTGCTGCTCCTCCTTTCTGTTTTCTTCTCTTTTTACCTCTTGTTTTTCTCTTTCTTGGTGGCATTATACCAGAACGTTTTATTTTTTTTCTGCCGAAATTCTTTTTTTTATTTCTTTTTAATTTTCTTTGACACTCCCCTTTAAGAACCTTGGAAGATTTATAAACTCTCTTTTTACCCCTTTTGACCATTAAACGCACTCCATGCTTTTTACACATTCTCTTTAAAGACGCAGAAGGACCCCTTTTACGCTTTCCGAATGATGTTGTTGTTGTTTTTGCTGCTTCTTTATTCTTTTTAGCTTCTTGTGCTGTTTTTTTAGCTGCTCCTGCTGCCGCCGTTGCTGCTGCTTTTGCCGCTCCTCCTGCTTCTTCTAATAGTTTTGTTGTGTTTTCTTGGAATCCTGTAAAAGATATTTTTGACAAAATATGTAAAAATATTTTTTTTGACATATCTGTTGTCTTACTATATCTTGTGTTGATAAATGACCCAAACTTTTCAAGTTTAAAATTTTCCATAAGTTTATCAAATGTTTTGATAGCCATACCTTTTAAAGGACCCGCTTTCTCTAATAGAGGTTTTGCTCTTTCTTTTATTTTTGCTTTAGCTTTGTCAAGAACACCCCCCATTTTATCTTTTATTCCAGAAGCTTCGACCATTTTATAAAAAGCTGTAGCTCCGTCTAATCCTGTTTGTTTGATTGCTGCTTTAGTTCCTGTTAATTCTGTTGTTCCTGCTTCCATATCTTTTTCTAAAGCTTCTTTTATAGAAATTGCAGCTGTTTTTACTGCTTCTTTTTTATCCCCTAACGTGCTAGTCGCCTTTTCAAGTTCTGTATCAAAACCTTTTGCCTCTTTTAATTCTTTAGCAATAGGTTTCATCATTTCTTTTTTCATTTCTTCATCTGGTTCAAATCCTAATACATCTTTTACGCTGGGTACTTTGATTCCGAATCTTCTTTTTCTTCTTCTTTTTCTCTTTGGGGCTTTTCTTTTTCTTTTTGCCATATACTTAAACACAATAAAATAATTTTAACGCATTTAAAAATAAATGCTTATCATACTCAGAATGGAAAGTAAAACGACAGAACAACACCCTTTAAACGACCAATGGTCTTGGTGGGAACACCGTAAAGCGAGTAGCGAAGAGGATTATTCTAATAATACAGTTCGCTGCGCTGACTTTGAAACAGTAGAAGGATTTTGGCAATGTATGAACCATATCCCTAGCCCTAGTGAGTTTTTCTACAATGGTCACAATAATAAAAGATTCAGGAATAAAGACGGTTCTAAAAGACATGTTATTTCCTTTAGTGTATTCAGAAAAGGTATCCATCCTTCTTGGGAGGACGATGCCAATAGATGTGGAGGAGACTTTACCTTTAAAAAATTCAGAGACACAAAAAAACTTGATGAAGTCTGGGAAGAATCTGTATTACATATGATTAGTGGACACTATCCCAACATCGTTGGAACAAGGATCGTAGATACGTCAGTAAAAGGAAAAAACCTTTATAAACTTGAAATATGGTTTTCACCAACGGACGCAGAAGAATCTCTTAAACCTTTAATGGATACCATCAACGATGACTATCGATTAAAGGGTTATTATACTAAATATCATTCTAATTAAAATCTATTACTTGTCTCATTATTCTTTTACCAGCTCCCTTTTTAATTTTTAAAAATTCTTTATTGTTTTTATTTCGTTTATTAACAGAATCAAGCATATCCTTTTCGATGTCTTTGATATTGTTAAAAACATAATCTATAATATTTTCGCGAATACACCACCTAAAGAAGTTCAATTGACCTACCGTAGTCAATATTCCATCTTCTCTTTCTTCGTAATCTTCTATTTTTTCCACGTGTTCAGTTTTAAATTCGTACACTACATCTTTTTGTTCATAGATCAAAAAAATTCTTTTTCGTCTACAGAAAGGGTCAAACTGTTTTTTACTGAAACCCTTAAGTTGGTTTTTGTAATCTAAGAATATATCTTTATTAATGAAAGTACTGTGTTTTTTTGAATAATTTGTTGCAAACCAGTCTAAAATCCTGAGTGATATTGTTGTTTTTCCTGTGACAATTGGAATGAATATTGAAAAACGACTAATATTACTAAACCATTTTAGTAAACTAGAAAGCAATAACTCTTCTTTAGAACAAATAGGAATAGCTGTTAAAGAAGCCATGATACTAATCAAGGTACTAATTCTTTATACATTTTTATGATTTTTAAAACGCGTAAAATTTAAAATTCTTTAAAACAACTTTGTCTAACACTTGATACACCATAGTCATTAGAATAGCCATAATAACATTAAACATCAAAGGATTTTTTGAACCAGGGATTACCTTCATAACACCAGAACGGATAGTTTGCATTTGAACTATGATTAATACAATTAAAATACTCACACTTTCTTTAAAATTTTCAAAAAATATTTCTTTTATTTTTCCTATCATGCCTTTAGGTTTTTTCATTTTACTAATTTTCATATTTCTCCCATGCGGTTGAAAATGTTCTCTCCTCATTACTCTACTATGGTCATGTGGTGGAGTAGGTCTTCTCATCATATGAGGCTGATGTATTACTGGTGGTGGTTCCATCGTTTGAGGAGGTTGTCTAATTTGTGTATGATTTTGCATATTTTGTTGAGGAGGAGGTAGATTTTGCATCTGTCTAGGGGGTGGTGGCATGTCGTAGTTACCAGGTCCTCCTCTTTTATCATATACGTCTCTCATTGAAACAGGTCCTCCTTGTCCAACTGTATTTTCTGGCATATGCCTATTTGTATTCATTGGGGGAGGATTTTTATTCATAAGTGCACTTAAAGATGTAGAACCACCTTCAAAATCGTCATTCATTACTAAATACTACTTATTATTATATCTCCTTAGAAACGCGTTAAGTTTTCTGCCATTATTTTTTGATGGTATTCGTTATTTTTAATAGAATCTGGTAGATTTTGTAAATTTGTATTATGTATTCCCTTAAATCTTCCTAAAAGGAAGATAAATCCTAAAAACATTATAACAATAATAGCAATATTCCATTTTTGAACCTCAAAAAAATTTCTATCACGAGGAGGAGGAATTGCTAAATCTCGTAATACCTTAGGGTCTACTAATTTAGGGGGATTCATAATTGATAACAATATTATAATTTACCGTACAATAGCGCAGAACGTCTACCATAACCAGCACCTACTGGGAATGTGTAACCGAAACCACTGCAACCTCTAGGTTGTTTTTTAAGTTCAAAACCAAATTTGAAGTCTTTATGTTTTTTCAATACCGCACCAGTATCCATCATATCGATAAGTTGTGGAAGCTTTTTGAAACTTACTCGTTTCTTTTTCATTTTCCTTAGTCCGTCTAATGTATACATCTTACCATTAGGTCTTCCTTTTTTATTTTTACTGTAATTTCCTTTTTTTGTGAAACGAATACCAAGGAATTTCTTTCCTTTTCTTCCTACAATATAAATACCTTTCTTTTTAGCAATTTGACGTACAGATTCTGTTGCTTTACTCATAATTTTTCTACCGAATGCTGTTTTACCGAAATACACATCAAAAGGATTGGTGGAATTATTATTATTATCGTTAATTATATTACCGAATTCATCTACATCTTCTTCCGTCAATGTTAAATTATTAAGATTTACCATACCACCAACTTCTTCATCTTTTGTTTCATCTGCATTATAATCAACACCTGAGTCTTTTTGACCTTCTTGATCTGCGAATGGTTTACCATCATCTTCTACAGCTGCTGTATCTAAACATTCTTTAACTTGTTCTATATTTAATCCAAGTTTTATTGCCATGTCTGCTAATTGATCTACTAATTCATCTAATGATCTATTACTCATTATTTAATTATTATTAATATTTTTTTTCTTATTTAATTAAAATAATATTAATGATAATTTATATTTTATAGTTATTCTGGTTTATCGTATGCTGGATTATCGCTATACCACATACTATGGTCATTAGGATTAAATCTTGGGGCAGGTCTTTGTCTTCCTCCTCTTCTTCCTCCTCTTCTTCCTCCTCTTCTCGAATTTTCTGTCACTGTAGATCTATCATTTATTCTGTTAATCATGTCTTTATAAATTTGATCAGCTTTTCCACCAATTCTTAAATGTGCATGTTGTTTTTTAATATATTCCCATGATAGTTCAAATAATTTTGATTTAAGATCGTTTACACTTTTTTCAACCCTAGCGTTAATAATATTTATTAATCTTTCCTTTTCTTCCTTCGACATATTAGGATCAAATTCTTCTTCAAATTGTTTATCAAATTGGTGTTGTCTAAAAATTAATATAATGTCTTCAATTGCTTTTGCTTTTGGGCTTTTTTGACCTGAAGCATTAAATATCTCATTAAATATTCCCATATTTTCTTCTGGGTTTTTACTAATTATTTTTTGTTGTAAACAACGTTTTAACTTTAGTTTAATCTTATTTATTTCAGCACTTGTTTTTTCATTATAAATTTTGAATATGATTTCTTTAATTTTATTATGATGTTCAGTATTTAATAAATGAGAAAAATTATTTATTTGTAAAACACTTTTAAATTCTTTACCAGTCTTTGTCCTAGGATTACAATTTATGTTTTCGTAGTAAATTCCTTTATTATTATCAACTTTTTTCAGAGTAATATTTCCTTGTTCTTTTTCTTTTATTTCTACTATATTTCCGTATATCTCCTTAGTTAATTCTTTTCCTGTAGTATTATAATATTTATGTTCAGTTGGATCATAGTAATATTCTAGTGAATTATTATTTTCATCATAATAAAATTCTGTTTCTAATCTATATGTATTTCCAAATTTATTAAATAAACAGTCAATTGCACTATTCTTAACACTTTTATAAAACATTTGATTTAATCTTTTCTTTTTTTCAGCTACTCCTTGGATATAACGATCAATACTCGAAAAAGCCAATGGAGAAATTGGTTCAGGATTTTTTAATTTATGCATTTCCCAATTTATATTTTCCCTTATTTGATCACGTTCAAATTGATTTTGATTAAGATTATCTACCTGACTTTCTACCATTCTAGTTTGTAAAGTACTTGATGCTAATGGTTGTATTTCTGGTGCGAAATCTTTTGGAGCAAGACTTGTTATAGCATAATAACGATAAATAATGACTTGTTGTTCTTTTAAAGGCATATTAATATGACTTTTCCACCTTATAGCACGTCCCATAACTTGGTCCATTCTTGATTCATTCCACCATGGTTCTGTTATATGTACATATTTAACTTCTTTAAGATTAACACCTTCCATAATAGATTCAGTTCCAAGAACTATTTTTAAATAGTCACCTTCTCTATTCTTAGGATTATTATAAATACTTTTAAAAATTTTTGAAAAATCACTTTTATTCATAATATCTCCTGACCAAACAACAAAACAATCTTCGTTAGGAATAACGTCATTTTCCATCATTTCCTTTAATTCTGAAATAGTTTCTTCAGTGTATCTTTTATAACCAAATCCTTCTAACATGTAACTTAAACATTCTACTCCTCTAGTCTTAAATCTACTATAAATAAAGTGTTTTCCTTCTCCATTTTCAGGGTTAATAATGTTATCAATCATTCTTGAGAATTTACAACTATATTTATTGTGTATAAGTTGTAATTTTTCATTTAAATCATTAATCCCTTTTAATTCGTATCTTATACCCTTTAAAGTAGCGTCATAATATGCTTTTGTCATTCTTTTTCTTTCTTCTAAAATTACTCTTAATTTATTCTTACTAGATTTTTTAGATATATTTTCTATTTTATCTATTAATTCATCTTCACCTTTTTGTAATTCTTCTTCATTTTGTGAATGGTGTACAGTGTCTACATTTATTTCTTCATCTAAAAATCGTAATTCAAAAAGAGTCATTGATTTAATTTCTTCAAACAATTCTTCTTTATTCTTTTGAGCTTCAATAATCTTTTGTGATTTTAAAATTTTTTTAATTAATCCTTGTCTTATTTTTTCTTCATTATTTCCTTCTACTTTACGAATTAAATGAACATTAGAAGCCATAGTAGCTTTTTGAAAATATGTTCCTTGTTGAATAGAATTTGGGTTAAGTTTTTTTGAAGCTTCTGCATCTCTATTTTTTTTAACTTCCATTTTAACTATCCCGATATACGCATTAGCTTGAACATTAGACATTTTACAATCTATTATTTTAGTTATCTTTTTAGGAAATCCTTTAGGATTACCTCCCTTAAAATAAGAAATATAACCTGAACACATATATTCAAATAAATCTTTATTTTTAATAACACTATTACGATATTCATTTAATCCTAATTGTTTCTTCAAAATTTCAGCAAGATTGAAAAGAGTAGCGAAATCTGATCTTTGTGTATCACCACCGAATAATTTAATTATTTTCTTTAAATCTGGTGTGAAATTTCCAATTGAAAACATTCTATTTTTATTAATTACTTCTCCTAAAAATGCTATTAATTCGTAATAACATCTTTCATTAGTTTTGAATAGTTCTTTAATTTGTTGTGGACTTAAGTCTTGTCCAGATATCGTTTCTGCGTATCTTTCTATTCTCTTTTCTTCTGTTGAAAATACACTTTTTCTTTCTTTAATATCTTTACTATTCTTTCTTTTTTCTTCATCATTTAATTCATTAGCTGAAGTAGCAACAAATAATTTGTCAAACTCATTTCTTGTTTCAGGAAATCTTATTCTTGGATTTAATAAATTAAGAGTTAATCCTATCTCAAATATTTTATCATATATAGGAGTAGCTGTCAATAATAATATTTTAGTAGTTGGATGACAATAATATTTTATACCTCTTATTAAATTTTTATACCAAGAACCAGTTTCGCTTATTAAATTTTGAATTTCATCTATTATCAATAAACCATTAGGTTTTTTTAAAAAATTATTTAAACAAAACCCAGAACCTGTTTTAACACTTATCTCAGCTGTAACTTTATCAAAAACGGGTTTTGAAAATAAAAAATGTTTCATAAAAGATTGTCTAGATACTACTTTATAAGTTTTGTTTACTTTTTTTAATAATAAATTGGTAGTTTGTTTTTCTAATTGTTTTTTATTAAAATTCACTTCTTCCCGTGTATTGTTGTAGGTTTGTGATTCACCGTCTATTAATACATTTTTTGAAAAACTATTGTTAAATTTACTTGTATTACCTTGAATTTTAAAACAGGTTTTTAATAAATTTGGATTTATAGTATCAAACTTTTCTTTAATTATCCTTTTAATCTCACCTTTATTTGCTGTTGATTTTTTATACATTAAATTCCCAAGAATTTCTTGTTTATATTGTTCCTTTAAGGAAGCAGGTACAACTACTAATACTCTATTATTACTTCTACTTGAACCTTCGCTAATTTTATTTCCATTTGTCATTATGTGTTTACAAGCTTCTCCTACTATAATTGACGTACCTGTTTTACCAGAACCTAATCCATGATAAACTAAAAGTCCTTTTAAATTAGTTTGAGGATTTATTACCCTAGGGACAAGTTTCTGTTGTTTTTTTAGAAAATATTCCCCTCCAGTTTCTATAGGCTTATTTGAGTCGCCTTTATTAAAAACATAAGGAGAATTACAATTGCCAACTTTCATGTTTTGGATTATCCTATAAGTAGATTTTCCTTTATTTCTATGTCCTACTCCCTTTACAAAAAAATTAACCATATCTTCGTTACACCTATTAGGAGTGTATCTTTTATAATCATGGAAATTCTTAAATTCCAAACGTTTACATGTAATCGTATCTCCTTTTTTTTCATCGTCCACGTATTGGATACAATGTCTTAGTTTTTTTAATTTTTTTAATCCCAAAAATTCTTTTGCTTGTTCTGCTAATGATTTTTTGATCATTTTTTTATATATAAGTTGGCTATTTGTCATTCCAAATTTTCTTTTTTTAACCATTTAATTATTATCAATATTTTTTTTCACTTTTTTTTGTTGGTAATAAGTATTATGCCAAATTACGGAAGAAAGAAGCGTGTTAAAAGAAGAAAAAAGAGAGTCGTTAGAAAAAAGCGTGTTGTTAAAAGAAAAAGGATTATCAAGACCATAGGTAAAAAATCTAGTGTTTATAAAGGTTTTGCTAAAAGAACCAGTGGAGGTCTTACTAAAAAAGACATTGTTAGAGTAAAAAGAAAAGGTGTTGTTTCTTACAAATCTAAGAGAAAAGTAAAGATGTCCAAAACTAAAAAATCAGGTGGAGGATTAAAAAAATGGAGAGCTTCTCTTAAAAAAGCTCGTAAAGAATTGATTAAATCAGGTAAAATTAAAGACCCAAAATCTTTCAAATCATTCGCACCTAAAAAAGGTTCTGCTTTGTACAAAAGAGCTAGAGCAATTTATGACGCTTAAATGTTCGTTTAAAAATGATTACAACTTTGGTTTAAAAAGTTATAATTATTTCTAAGATTATAGTATGAATAAACTACCAACGGATTTAATAAATCATGTATATAGTTTCTCTAATACACAAGACCTAATTAAGTCATTACTTATCAATAAATACCAACACCTTGTAATTTTTGATACATTAAATAAAAGATGGCCTGTAGATCTTATGAGAATAAAACTTATATTTAAATTATGGTATAAAAAATTTAGACCTGTCCGTAGACATAGATCTAACACTAGGAGTTATTCCAACAGCTGGACCAGGCCCATCTACGATCCTTCCGATAGAATTATTCTTTTGAGATAGTCCAAGTTTTTTTAATTTCATTTTAAATTCTCTTTGTTCTCCCTTACTCATTCTTTTGGGTATTTCAAGACCACTTTCTGGACAATTTTTAAGAAGTTCTACTTCTTCACCTGATAAATTAATCCCTTTAACGAAGTGGTTATCATAAGCTTCTACGGATATTGGACACAATCTTGTAATTAGTTCTTTAATGTCTCCAGCGTACTCTCTTATTTCTGTCTGAGCGTGAGGATGGTCTCTTAAACGAATAAAATGTAATAAATTATGCAAATCTATTTTCCAATAAAATTCTGTTATAAGGTTTTGTGGAAGAACTGTCCTTGCTATTTCCCTCGAAACACCTTCTTTTAAAAGTTCTTTGTACAACTCAAAGCTCCTTTCAGAATGTTCTTCCATTTTTTTAATGTTTTCGGAACTATTTTCGAGTACGTCACTTGATACTTGTTTATTATCTTTACTTTGTCCTTTAAGAATTGTGGGATGATAAAAGTTGTAATCAAATTCTGAATATCTACCTGATATTTCATTAACACTAGCTGTTCTGTGACGTATCCATTGTCTTTGAATAAAAATAGGCATTGCTAAGTGGAATTTAAACTCCACCATTTCAAAAGGACTTGTGTGACGATTCCTTACAAGGTATTTAATAAGTTCTTTGTCACGTTTTATATTGGAAGATGTATCCGTAGTTGATTCATGATTCCCGTAGCTTACTCTAGCTGACTGTACTATAGCTTTATCGCAATTTAAAGTTACAAAAACATCGTCAGAAACTCTAGGCATTACATCAACTAATCTGACGAACATTTTTGGATTTGTGTAAATTTTACTAAAAGGTAGATGATATACTTTCCTTAAATTGATCATAATACCTAAGGTGTGTTTTATTCTTTATGTTATTTTTTTCAAATTTTGCATATAATAGGTATAAAAAATAATATATATTATAAGTATATCAATAATGTTATCATCTATTTTACACAATTCAGAACCTATTAGAAGAACCCCGAGCCCTTTTGATTTAAATAGTCCTCATGTGACTAGGAAACAAATCGAAAAGGCTGTTGGTTTTAGAATTAGAAATATTAAATATTATCAAAGAGCATTAGTACATAAATCTATACAAAAAAATGTCAGAAAATCACAAAATGCTCCTGATTATATGAAGCGTTCTAATGAAACAATTGAATTTTTAGGAGATTCTGTTTTAGGAATGATTATAGCTGAATATCTTTTCAGAAAATATCCTGACAATGATGAAGGTTTTCTAACAAGATTAAGAACAAGAATTGTTAAAGGAAAGACTTTAGGAAGATTGGCTAAAGCTATAGGATTAGGTGATATGATTTTAATGAGTAATCATGTAATAAAAATAGGAGGAAGAAATAATCTTAGGATTTTAGAAGATGCTTTTGAGTCTATAGTAGGAGCTATATATATGGACCTTGGACTTGAAAATGCTCGTTCATTTGTATTAAGAGTTGTAAAAGAAAATATCACACATGAACAATTGTTTTCAGATGATAATTACAAAGACCTTTTATTGAGATATATGCAAGCAAAAGGAGAAGAATTGCCTGTATATAACACAATTAAAACAGAAGGTCCACCACATCAACGAATTTTTACTATAGAGGTTGTAGTATACTCAAAACCCATGGGTCAAGGAACTGCAAATAGTAAAAAAGCAGCTGAACAAATAGCTGCCCAACAAGTTATTAAAAAATTAAATATTACTGAGGATTTTTAGCGTCATATTTTTCATCTACGTAAAAACTTAGAGCACAAATAAGGACAAGATTAGTATAAAAAAGAATTACTAATCTTTCTCTTGTTTTCTTATTAATTTTTACTTTTTTTTTAAAGATAATAAACAAAGCTATTATAATCATAATCATTGAACTATCCATTAATAATTACTAAGAAATTTATTTAAATAAATATATTATTAATTAGTAGCATGAAATATGCTACATGTAGTGTGTTATCTACTGTACTAAGTAGTATTGTAGTTTCTCCTTTAGACGTATTAAGAACTCGTAATCAAGCTTTTGGTTTGTACAAGAAAGGAGTTTTTTTTACTATTCGTGACGTACTCAAAAAAGAAGGAATAAAAGGTTGTTATAGAGGATTACCAGGAACTTTTTTAAGTGCTCCTTTTTTTTGGTCAATTTACTTACCTCTTTATGATCATTTTAAAGAAAAAGAATGGGGAGTAATCCCTAGAAGTATTATAGCAAGTTATACCGGTAGTATGTTATGTAACCCTCTTTTTGTTTTTAAAAATCGTTTACAAGTCATTCATGTACAAGGAGGTAATTTTAAAAATGTTATAAAAGATATGAAAGCCCTTAGTCTTAAAATTTTTCGTTTAGGATTACCAGTTACTCTTTTTGGTAATTTACAATTTATTATAAAAATGCCTATATATGAACACCTTAGATCATATCCAGACTATGGGTATCCTAATACCCAAATACTTCTTTCAAGTGTAATAGGTAAAAGTATAGCTAATACTATTTTTTATCCTCATGAAGTTATAAGAACTATTACAAGAATAGACAATACTAATAGAAGTTTACAAGAAATTTGTCGTTACGTCATTAGAGAAAATGGCATAAAAGGGTTTTACAGAGGATTTTATTTTAATACTATGAGGACTATTCCTTTTACTTGTCTTAATTTTTTCCTTTATGAATTCTTTAAAAAAAATATGTACGTTTAAAGTAAATGGGATTTAGACTTACGTCATTCGGAAGAGTTAAAAAAAAACCAGTTAAAAGAAAAAAAAAACCAGTTAAAAGAAAACGTAAAAAGGTTGTAAAAAGAAAACGTAAAAAGGTTGTAAAAAGAAAACGTAAAAAGGTTGTAAAAAGAAAACGTAAAAAAGTTGTAAAAAGAAAAAAAAGGATGTACAAATATAGAAAAAAGAAATTCATAGCTAAAGGGTTAAGAAACGCTAGTGAATGGCAAGAATTTCAAAAAGAAATGTCAGGAAAAGGATACAGTCAAAAAGAAGTAGCTGAGTTTTATAGAGAATACTTAGCATCTAAACCCAGTAGATTTACACAAATGGTTAAAAGTGGAAATATATCAGGTTTAACTAACGAAGGAGGAAGAATTGGTAAAAATTTTCTTTACGATGAAATCAAAAGAAACGCTAGGATACAAGGTAGAAGAGAATTGAATAATTTAGTAAGAAGTAGTGGAGGTGCTTTAGGTATCCTAACTAGAGGAGGCTCTAGGGAAGATGTAGCTAGGCATTTAAACAGAATGAATAGAAATAAAAAAAATTCTAGATTAGTGCAAGCAGTACTAGATTCTTATGGTGATTATAGAAGTCCTCCATCTAATAATCCATTTATTTAAGCATTATTTCACTGTAACTTCCCGAAGGTTTTACAATGTGCGGATTGAAAATATAAAATTTCTTTCCACGTTGTAAAGTTTTCCAATGTACGTCAATAGCATACGGAGTTTCAAACTTTTTTTCACCTTTAAAACTTTTAAGTTCTTGTGTCATTTTTATTTTTGCATCTGTAAAAACCCTTAGAAAGTCGTTGTAAGCCTTATGATTTACCATGTAAGCTAATGCTGTAGTTGAATATCCATCACTTGTAAATTTACCTACATCATTATCTACTGGGACTATTCCTTTTTTCCAATACCCGAAAAAGGTAATAGCATCATAATTGTCACCATACTTTTCTAAAAAACCAGATACTTTTTTATTAAATTTAGCAGGAGAACAATCAAGAGATACATCATCTTCCATTATGAGAACATTCTTTAGACCCTTTTCCTTAGCATACTCTAAAGCTCTGATATGACTATCAGCACAACCTATGTGTCCATTCTTTTTGTTTAGAGTAGCAGAAAGTCTATAAACAGGAACATCCTTATAACCTATTTTCTTTAAAAATCGATGTACGTCTTTTTTTCTGTCTTTTCTGTGGTCAAGGTTAATGTAAATTACGCCATCTGGTCGTCTATAGCTTTTCTGATCCCCTCTGAAATTTTCTCGTTTAGCTTTTTTTTTCCTTTTTCCTTTACTCCTGCTGTTAATTCGGGTTTTTCTCGGTCTAAAAAATAAAATAGTAAAGCTCCTATTATAAGATAGAATACTATTTTCTTAGCCAAACCAAATCCATAATAAGCAATAACAATACCAGCTATAATCATAGCCATTCTTTTGTTTTTATCACTCAACATTATGTTTATAATAAATATTTTTATTTAGAATAAATAACTTAAAAAATACACACCATTGTTATTAGATGAGAGATTCTATACTTAAAAGATGGTTAACAAAAAACAATTGTTTTCACAAGAAAGGTGTAACTAGGCACACACATTTGTGTTTAGACGGAGGAGTTCTCAGTATTTCTGAAGAACTTACAGAAGAATTTTACGAGGTATACATTAAAGGTATAAATGCAGGAGATAGGTATTATATAACAGAATACCCAACTGATATATTTAGATTTTTTGCAGATATAGATATTAAAGAAGATTACGCTTGGTCTGAAGAAAAATTTAAAATTGCTCTTTATTCTATTCAAAAAGTTATTCATGAACTTTACAATCATCCCTATAATGTAATAGTTTGTGGAACTGCTTCAAAGATTATCATAGAGGGAGGTAATAAACTTTATAAAACAGGTTTTCATCTTTATTGGCCTGATATTTATGTTACTCGTCAAATGGCTAATAAATTAAGAAACAAAGTAGTTGAAAGGTTAGTGAAAGATTTTGGAAAAAGAGATAGTATTAACCCATGGGATGATGTTTATGATAGTTGCGTTTACCGTAATAACACAATTAGAATTTTATACAGTAGAAAAATGGCGAGAAAGAAAAATAAAAAAAGTCATACTATGTATCAAGACGAAGGGAGAGCTTATATACCTTTATTTTCACATCCTGATAAAACCTTAGTTGAAGAAAATCCAAACAAACTTGATATTTTCAAAAAAACTATCACAAGAACACCCAGAGGTACAATGTTTACCCCCGTAGAAATTAAAGAAAATAAGAAAGTAGACAACACTTTTGAAGAATATGAAGATGATGGAGATGATGAAATATGGGATAATGTTTATGCTTCTACTGGTTCTAAAATACTAGATAAGATAGAATCATGGCTTTTTAATAGCAGTGAATTTCCTTGGAAAATACAATTTGAAAAAATTTGTAAACTTAATGATAATTGTTATTGGATTAAATTAAGAAATAATTATCAACCAGCTAAGTGTATGAATACTGGTAGATGTCATACATCAAGTGGGATTTATTTTGTAATAACTCCTAATGGATTGTATCAAAAATGTCATTGTATTAAAGATACAATGGTAGGAAGAAAACATGGATTTTGCCATAGTTTTAAAAGTCATGTGTTACCTAATGGTTATGGATTATGGAAACTTCCTTTAGTTATAAAAAACCATTTATTCCCCGAAAAAAAGAAAGAAAATCCTATACAAAAATTAGGAAGTAAACAAAAAATGGTTAGGAATGTTGATGATAGGCTTAAAAAAATGTTTAACATATAAACTATAGATGAATAACGAGAACGATTATTTAGAAGCTGTTAATGATCTCAGAGATCAATATAGAGAAATGAAAGCTAAATGGGAAAAGGAAAAAGCCCATTTACTTTTAATGGTAGGAGGTAACGTCAACGAACATTATAAATTAATTGAAGAAAAAAAAGAATGGGACAAAGAAAGAATTAAATTCAAGACTATCATTAGAAGACAAAGTATAAAAATAAATTTGTTACAATCAGATCAAATCAATAAAACAAATAAACTCTTAAAAAGAAAATTTAAGATATAAGAAAAAGAATCCCTTTTAAAAAATGGATATTGAACCTGAAACTCCTGTCTATAAACAAATAGAAGGATTCATAAGGACAGCTTGTGAAAGAGAATGGAATAACCCTATAACAAAAATCGTTAAGTATAAAAGATACTATTTAGCAATACCAGAAAAACATTTTTGTACCTATTGTCAAGACGTACACGAAGAAGAGTGTGTTTCCTTTAAAATATCTTCTAAAGGAATGAAACAACATTGTAAAGAGTGTGATTATGAAGCAAAAGTAGTACCAACTTCTGTGTTATTAAGGAAAAAATTATTTCCAAATGAATCTATTAAATTAGGAAAAGCAAAAAAATGTAGTAATAAAAACTATACATTACACCCTATGAGTATGTGTAAAACAAACAAAGTAGCTTATACTAAAAATATAGAAGCTTTTTTAAAAGATTTAAAACAGTTTAAATACTAAAAAAATAATATTTGTCATTAATAATGAGTAACGGAAACTATCACAGTTATCTTCCACCAAATTTCAACCAAGGCTATTCTCCAAATAAAGAAGATTTGTTAAAAACAACAAAATATCATCTTCAAATAGATAGTCGTGAAAGGAACAAAAGTATTTACCCTACTGCAAGTAATTTTAAAGTACAATTTAATCAAAAATTCAAAAACTTGTTAAGTATAGAATTAACAGGTATGGTCCTTCCTAAAACTGAATGGAATGTTCATTCAGGTAATAATAAAATTGACTTCAATATCGGTAGTACTGTTACTGGAGCCAGTGTCACTAGTGGAGGTTCTGGTTACACCACAGATGGAACACATACTGTTAACATTAGTGCACCTACAAAAGCTGGGACACAAGCTACAGTTGACGTAACAGTAGCAGGAGGTATTGTTACTGGTGTTGCTGTTAATAATGCAGGTGCTGGGTATACTAGAGGTAGTTATAACAATGGAACTAAAAAAGATGACAACGCAGGTGGAGGATTAGATGGAGGTTACTGGGAAACTAGTGGAGCTACATTTGTTCATGCTAATCTTGAAGCAGTTGCTGGGAGTCCAACTACGAAAGCTGTTATTACACTAACAGTTGGAACTGAAAAAACTGCTGTCCTTAGATCTGGGTTGTATGATTTTAATAAGACAGGAGACCAAAACACTAGCGGAGAAGGTTTATGTGCTGAAGTAGCAAGAGCTTTAAAAGCAGCTGATACAGGAAGTGATTATTTTTGCTGGATGGCTTCTAATGCTAATTTAAATGCTATTACAGGAAGTGATTATGCTACTACTAATAAGAACAGTGGTGAATGTAATCAAATTGTTATTAGAAGAAATAATGGAGGTGACAATTTCTTAGAACTTTTATGGGGTTCTGGTACTAATAATGATAATAATGCAATTAAAATATTAGGTTTCGGTAGTCATACTGAAAATTACAAAGGAGAATCTGTATCACCTCCTTCAATGGACCAAGTAAGTTTTGGTAATGCACAACAAGCAGCAGGAGGAACTCTGTATGGAGGTATTCTTGCAAGAAATACTCCTAATATTACAGACAGTTGTAATTTTATAGCATTACATTTTAATCCTATTGTCGATAGAATTGAATCAAACACTAAACAATTAGATAAAGCATTTGGTACAATTATATTTGATGCTAATAGTCCAGATTGGTGGCTTACAGGAAGAGACCATGCTAATGCCGCTAGTACTACAGGAAGTATTAAAAATTTGAAAAAAGGAGGAGCTTTTCTTAAAGCTATTAGAGGAGCAGACCTTGATAAAAAGATTTACACTTTTGATCCTCCTGATGCTTCTATGGAAAGCCTAGAAATATCATTCAGGAAAATGAATGGAGACTTCTACAATTTTCACGGAAGAGAAATATTATTAATCTTTACTATCGTTTGTAAGGACGTCAACAGTGGAAATAGATATTAAGTAGCTAGTTATGTTTATACATAACAATATTCCTATTATTATTTGATAAACTAAAGGGTTAATAACAATACTTTCTTGTGTTGTACTGAGTACAGTACCTAGTACAATTCCAGAAACGAATTCAAATAGATTAATAAAATAACTTGAATCCCAAAAATATTTTTTACAAAATACGTATCTTTTAATCAGATTATAAGAAGGATAAAGTAAAGAACTTGTTATGAGTATTCTATTATACCAAACACTTCCTAAAAGTTCATAAAAATATTTGTTACCTAATAATAAATATCCAGCTATTATTCCATGTATTAAATGACAAAGAGAACACATATTCTTAAGGACTTTTCTATCTTTAAAAGTTTTTCCCCATCTTTTACATTTTTTTCCTATAATGTTACCTGATTTATTTAATTTAATTCCTATAGGAAGTAATAAAAGTGTAATTATAATTAATATATATTCATGTTTCATACTTATAAATAACACAATATTTTTAAATGGTATAAAGAACAAATAATATAATATATAGAATGGACTACAAAAATTATGATTATCCCGGAACAAATTACACCCTCATGAAAATTCTTGAAAAGGATATAACAAAACAAATAAAAAACTTTGTTTTATCATTTTGGACAGAAAAAAAAAGATTCCCAGCTCCTCAACCTGTTTCTATAGAAAGAAAAAACTTTAAAACTCTTAAAGATGAAAATTATGTAGTTTGTGCTAAATTAGACGGTCATCGCTTTCTATTTGCATGTACAACAATTAATTTTTCGGATAGCATTTATAATGTATGTTGTTTAATAGATAGAAATTTTGACATGTTCCTAGTGGAACAAAACTTTAGTAGTGACTGGATATATGAACACGGTACACTTTTCGATGGAGAATTATGTCCAAAAAAGTTTGTTATACATGATACAATAGCTATTGGAGGATACAATATGAAGAACAAACCTTTTAACGAAAGATGGTCAGAAGCTAATAATTTGCTGACTTACTGTTACACTACTTGTAATCAACCATTTGACATATACCTTAAAACTTTTTATAATCTTGATAATATAAAAGGTCTTTACAACTACATTGAAAAATGTAAAATACCAAACGATGGTTTAGTATTTTATCCAGTTAAAGAACCTATAGGTTCAGGTACTCAATTTTCCATGTTTAAATGGAAACCAGAAGGACACCATACTATAGACTTTTTAACTAAAGTTGGTAAAAATAAAAAAGAACATATCCTTTACTGTTGGAATCGTGGGAAGAATAAAAAGTTCGCAGTTACTAAAAACATAACACTAAATAATGCAATTATTACTAGTGGAACTGTAGTAGAATACAAATGTGAAATTAAAGAAAAAGGTTATAATTTTATTCCTGTTAGATTAAGAACTGATAAACCTCACGGGAATAGTCTACTAACAGTAGAAAAGACAATCCTTAATATTCGTGAAAATATTAAACGCGAAGAATTTATTAAAATTTAAATATAATTGATTACTCGTAATCAGTCTTATATAAATTTATTTACAAAATATTTATGCTTTTTTCATTAATTCGAAATATGGAGTCTTCATCATCAAAGAACTTGGATAAGGACCCATACCTAAAGAACTTCTTCCTTTACTTGCACCGTAACCACTTCTTCTTCTTCTAGTTTTCTTTCTTTTAGTTCTCTTTTTCTTTCTTTTTGTCTTTCTGCTTTTTCTTCTTTTTTTACCTAATTTGCTTTTTCTAACGGTTTTCTTCTTTGCAGCTGCTTTCTTTTTCTTCATCATTTTTAATTTCCTAGCAAGTTGTTTTTTCAAAAGTTTTTCACTTTTTGCTACTCTTTTTTTACCTCTTTTAACAGTTAATCTAATACCACATTTTTTGCATTTTCTTCTTAAAGCAAGTGGAACTTTCTTTGCTTTTTTAGCAGGTTTTTTGGTGGATTTTCTACCAAATTTTCTTTTCTTACCGAAACTGCTCTTTTTAGCAGATCTTTTTTTTACTCTTCTTCTTTTACCGAACAATAAACTTAAAACACTATCAACGTCACTCATTATAATTATACCCAACAAAATAATTTTTCAATAATTATTATTTTTTTTTTTAAAATAATTTTCAATTGAAGTTATTTGACGTTGAACAGTTCCTATACACAATTCCATTTTAGACGCAAGAGTAGCATCTTGAAAATAAGTTTCCCTTAAATTCTCTAGTCCCTTTCTAACTCCCTCTAATTCTTTATGAACTTCTTTTAGTAATTCTTGGTTAGTCATATGTACAGATTTTTCTTCTATATATTCATCAGCATCTCCTTCTAAAGATTTTTGTATAATCAAAGTTAAAGTAGTAATTAAATTATTAATCATGTCAAACGTCAATTTTCTATCGTCTCCTCTATAAGTTCTTTTTAGTGATTGCCCCCAGTTATTATTATCTATCTCTATATTTTTTTCTTTGGTGTTTATTTTATCACCAGGTCCTATTTGTGATAATACTTTAAGATTAATTAACAAGTTTTGTACTTGATACATTTAATTAATCTTAATATATTAAAAAACTAAATAATACTTATTTAAAATAATTTTTAACCGTATTTACTCTAAATTTTTGTGTAACTTTATTAAAATTTTGAATATATCTGTTTACAAATTTTTCAGACATATTCTTTTCTTCCAATAAAAATTTTTTCAAATTTTCTTCTTCTATTTTTTCTACTCCAAAAGAAATATCTGGTATTATTACTTCTTGTTTAAAAAGTTCTCTTGCTTTTTCATATTTAAAATCTTCAGGTATATTGTATTTATCAACATTTTGTATTATTCCATCAATAGTACGATATTTACTAATAAGATTAAAAGATGTCATCATACCAACCCTAGGTATAGTACAAGTATAGTCGCAACCACAAAGAATACAAAGGTCTACGAATTCATCTTGATTCATTTTTAAGTTATCTAATATATTATTCAATGATATTTCTACATAATAATCTTTTTTGTTTGAACATCTTAAAAACTTTGTACATCCAAAAGTAAGTACATCCATATCTTCAGAATATACATAATCAGCTATCCCTCTTTTTTGTAATTCTACGCAACTTGATTCTCCTTCTCCGGCAGCTACGAAGTTAGGTAAACCTAATAATTTTAACAAATAAAAAATTTCTTTTCTATGTGTTTGTGATACATTAACTACTTGTTTTTCTAATTTTGAAAGATTAACCTTTAGTTTTCCAAGACCATCATCTTCACTATCACTATCAGTTGTATACTCCCTTATTTGCATTTTTAAATTTTCAATTTTATTCTTTAATTTCGTTCTTTGATCAGTCCTTTTTGAAAGAACTTCACTTTTTTCTTCTGGAGGTTCTCCATCATGAACAAAAATAGGAATAACTCCATTGCTTAAAAAAGACATACATTTCCCTAGAATACCATAAATATGAGATAACTGATCATTACCTGAACCATAACGATATTTGTAAAGAAGTATACTTGTATCTACAGCAATAGTCTTCCCCTTATACCGAGAAAGATGTTTTTCAACTACATTATAAGCATTCTTTTTTTTTAAAAGTTGTGTGAGTCCTTTTATACCCATTGTATGAATTACGTATTCTTTTTTTTAAATGATATTATAATACTCTTGCACTAGGGTCAATAGCATCAGACCAGTTAGGCATCCAATAATGGTGTACTAAATCTTCACAATTTGGATAATGATTATCAAATATCATTCTGTAATATAAAGCTTCCTTAGTCTTAGGAACATTTTTACTATATTTAGTAACATTCCTTAGATAAAATTCATCTGACAATAAATTATCAAAATAATTTTTAAGAATAGTATGCCAAGACAAATTTTCTACACTTACACCATCACTAAAAGCTTCTTTTTTTCTCCATAAAACTTCATCAGGTAATAATTTACTACTTTCAAAAGCTTTTCTAAGTATCCATTTTTCCATTTTACTATCATTAGACATCTTCAATTCAGGTTTAATTTTCATTACATATTCTACTAATTCTTTATCTAGAAATGGAGTTCGTGCTTCTAACCCATTACCTGATATACATCTATCACTTCTAAGGACATCATACATATAAATTTCCCTTAGTAATTTACAATTTTCATTAAAAAATAACCTTGCATTAGGAGCTTTTTCAAAATATTTATAACTTCCAAAAATTTCTTCACTACCGTCTCCATTAAGAATAACTTTACATTTTGTATTAGCTCTAGCGTACTTACATACAAGATAGTTACCTACTGATGCTCTTACTGTTGTTATGTCATAACTTTCTATTACACGAATAACTTCATCTATTGCTTTAATAAATTCTTTATAAGGTACACTAAATTTATAATGTCTAGTTCCTAAATATTCAGCTACTTTATCAGCATACTCCAAATCAGTAGAACCTTCAGTAAAACCTATTGAAAATGTCATAAGATTTCCCTTTGGAAGGAATGTATTAGCAATTGCAGCAACTAAGCTTGAATCTAAACCTCCACTCACTAGGCAACCTATTGGTCTATCCGCTTGCATTCTTTTCCTTACTGCTTCTGTAAGGAGATATTTTAAATTTATTAAAATTTCATATTCTTTATCATAAGAACATTCCCTATATATATAATCTCTTTTATGATATTGTACAGTTTTCATATTGTTGTCTTTATAATGCATATAACAACCAGGGGGGAAATGATAAATATTCATAAAAGAATCTAAATCAATAAGAGATTTAACTTCACTTCCAAAAGAATAAAAATCTAGGTTCCCAAATCCCCAATATAAAGGTCTTACACCGTAAGGATCCCTAGCTACGAATAATTGTTCTTTATTTTTATCATAAAGAACAAATGAAAAAACTCCATCTAAACGGGAAAGAGTTTCTTCTAATCCTAAATGGTTGTACATCCAAAGTATTACTTCACAATCGCAACTACTACTCATATTAAATGTATAAGTATGAGCTAATTCTTTCCAATTATAAATTTCACCATTACATACTAACCAAACATTATTAAGTTCCATAGGCTGCTGTCCATTTGAACTTGTATCCATTATCGCTAATCTTGTGAATCCTAAATTGACTTTTCCTATATTATTTATTTTAGTTATATCTGGTCCTCTTTTTTCAAGCATAAATAGACCTTTTTTAAAATTTACTATACTATTTCTAGTTCCATTTTTATCTATCATCGCAAGTATACCACACATATTATAAATTGTAATCAAATATTTTTATAACTATTTAATATATTTAATACTAATAATGAAAAGGAATATGAGTATGTCAATGTATTTCAATGACAAAAAAAATATTTCTGACATTGCTATTCCTAAAACTACACCTGTTATATGGATACCTAGTGAAAACGTTACTAAATGTTATAATTGTTCTATTCATTTTTCTATGTTAAATCGTAAACACCATTGTAGAATGTGCGGAAGAGTTTTTTGTAATGATTGTTCATCAGGTAGGAGTACTATACCTTCTATATTAAATAATAGTCTATCTCCTCAAAATAAATCTTATTTTAATTGGGAAACTAAAGAAAAAAGATTGTGTACAGAATGTTTTAAAATAGTAAATTTCATTAAAAATTCAAAGTTATATATACATATATTTTCTAATATACCTTTGTCAATTATAGAAATATATAATTTTCGTCTTGTTTGTAAAGAATGGTGTAAATCTATTAATACCGTTATGTCTAGTTATAAAAATATTCAATATAAGTTACCTTGTCAAAAAATTCAAACTTTGGAAAAAAAATTCATAATTAATCATGAATATGAATTTTCAGGTCATTTTCATCTTTTTCAAAAATTATTAATGTGTAGCGAAAAAAAAGATATTAGAAATTTAATAGAAAAATATAATTACAATAAAAATTTCTCATGTAATAATTTACTGTGTAAAAGACAATGTGAATCTGTACCTAAAATAGAAGAATTATTTGAAATGCTTTATAGAAGTCCTACGAAAGATGACCCTTATTGTAGAAATTGGATTATAAAACAATTACAATTAGTCAATAGAAATGTTATTATACTCCTTATTCCATGGCTTGTTGAACTTTCAAAAAGATATAATGAAATAGCTTATAATTTACTTTTTCCTTTTGCTAAACAAGATTTTACATTTGCTTTTGCATACTATTTTGAAATAAGATGTCAAATGAACAATAAACAAACAGAAATAGATCTTTATAAAATTTTTACTAATTATATTAAAATATTAGACCCAAACATTAAAAAAGAAATAGCTAAAACTGATAATTTTATACAATTAGTACATATAGCTACTAGTGAAAATTATAGTACAAAAGAATGGGAAAATTGTTTTAATAATTTCTTTAAAATAAATGAATGGGTTAGATTACCATGGAATTATAAATATATATGTACAGGAATAGTATATGATTGTATAATTCGTTTTAATTCATACACAAAGCCTTGGAAAATACCCATGATTGTAGTAGAAGAAGGTTCTGTTCATGATTTAGAAAAAGTAGTTAATGTTCTTATTAAAAATGAAGATGTAAGGAAAGATAGACTTACTATGATTGTCTCTTGTTTTATTAATTTTATATGTAATGGTTTAGTAGATATTGTGACGTACAATGTTTTTCCAATTAATGATAGAATAGGTTGGATTGAAATGGTAGAACAATCTTCCACTCTATATGAAGTTAAAAATAATTATGAATCCACTTTACAAAATTATATACTTGATTTCAATCCTCATAAAACTATCAGGGATATTAGAGAAAGATTTATCACTACATGTGTTTCTAGCTGTGTTCTTTGTTACGTCTTAGGAGTAGGAGATAGACATCTTGAAAATATTCTTATTAATAAAGAAGGAGAACTCATACACATTGATTTCACTTATATTCTAGGTGAAGACCCACAACACTCTAGCGGAGAAATGAAAATAACACAAGATATGTTAGATATGCTTGGTGGGAAAATGTCTCCAAATTTTACAGATTTTAAAAATAGGTGTAAAAAATCTTTTTCGATTATCAGAAGAAGAAGTTCTTTATGGTATATTCTTTTTTCCTATCTTGCTTTTATTACACCGGAAATACCAGTGTTTAATGAAAACTTTAGTCTTATCAAACACCATATACTTGAAAGATTAGTACCTGGGGAAAATGATAAAGAAGCATCCATGCAAATTATTAACATAGTAAACCGTTCATCAAATGCATTACATATATCAGACTGGACCCACGATTGGAGTGTTAGATTGAGTAATTTAAAAGACAGCATTTTTAATTTTGAACTAACTTAAAAATAAATATTTCTTTTATAGTATAATGAGGATCATTAACAGAAAAGGTGAATCTGAAGATATTGTTCTTGATAAAATTACTTCAAGAATTAAAAAATTATGCTACAATTTAGACTCAAATGTTATAGATCCTATAATAATTTCAACGAAAGTATGTAGTATGATTCGAGATGGTATTACCACAGTAGAACTTGATGAACTTACAGCTAATATTTGTATGAATTTATCATTAGAACATCCTGATTGGGGAAAATTAGGTTCTAGAATAGCTATTAATAATCATCAAAAAAATGTACGTCAAAGTTTTTCAGAAGCAATGGATAATTTATACAATCATCTTGACGTACATAAAAATCATGCCCCTTTAGTGTCAAAAGAAGTCTGGGAGTTTTCTACAAATTCAGAAAATAAAGATTGGATTGAAAAAACCTTGAGGTCTAAAAGGGATTATCTTATTGATTACTTTGGGTTTAAAACATTAGAACGCTCCTATCTTTTAAGAACCGACGGAAAAATACAAGAAACTCCACAATATATGTGGATGAGAGTAGCCCTTGGTATTCATGGTTGCGATAAAGATTGTACTAAAGATACATATAATCTTATGTCTCAAAAATACTTTACTCATGCTACTCCTACTCTTTTTCATTCAGGAACCCCTAGGCCCCAAATGAGTAGTTGTTTTTTGATGGGTACTGATGATTCAGTTGAAGGTATTTACAAGACCATAAGTGATACTGCTATGATTTCTAAATGGGCTGGTGGGATCGGTCTACACATTGGTAATATTCGTTGTAGAAACAGTTTCATTAGAAAAACAGGTGGTTACAGTGATGGTATCCTTCCTATGCTTAAGGTTTATAATCACACCGCCAGATACATTAACCAATCTGGTAAAAGAAATGGTAGTTTTGCAATGTACTTACCTGACTGGCATGGTGATATTTTTGAATTTTTGGATGCTAAAAAGAATCATGGTGGAGAAGAAGAAAGAGCAAGAGACCTTTTTTATGCCCTTTGGGTTTCTGATCTTTTTATGAAAAGAGTTGAATCTAATGGGATGTGGTCTCTCATGTGTCCTGACCGTTGTAGAAATTTAAATGATGTTTATGGAGATGAATTTGAAAAATTGTACACTGAATACGAGTCAAAAGGTATGTACATGAAACAAATGAAAGCTCAAGACTTATGGTCACATATTTTAGGAACTCAAATTGAAACTGGAACTCCTTACATGCTCTACAAAGACCCATGCAACAAAAAATCAAATCAGAAAAATTTAGGTACTATAAAGAGTAGTAATCTTTGTTGTGTAAGAGGAGATACATTGCTATTAACGGATAAGGGACACGAAGTTATTGAAACTTTAAAGGACAAAATCGTTAATGTTTGGAACGGTAAAGAATTTAGCAAAGTTACTGTAAAACAAACAAATGATAGTGCTGAACTACTAAACATTCATTTATCAGATGGTTCAGAACTTAATTGTACTAAATATCATAAATTTTACATTCAAGAAAAATACCCCACTTTCAATATGAAACGAGACATTATTAAGAGTAAAAATGTTAAACTTGTTGAAGCACAGTATTTAAAAACAGGTATGAAACTTATTAAATGTACTTACCCAGTAATTGACAATGAAAAAGTATTAGAAAACTCATACACTAATGGTTTCTTTAGTGGAGACGGAACTTATTCAAGTGTCTTTCCAGAAAATTCAAAAAAGAAGTGTGATTATAAATCCCTAGAGAATAAATCTTATTGTAAAAGACACATTACTTTACAACAAGGTTCTGAAATCAGCGACACATGTCAAGGTATTTGTTACTCTAAAAAACCTATGGTTTCTCTTTATCATGAAAAAATAAAACTTCTTCCTCACCTTGATTATGTTTCAACAGGACAAGAAAAAAACGGTAAGTTAAATGTTACTCTTAATCCAAATTTAAAAGAAAAATTTTTTGTTCCAATGGATTATTCATTGAAGAGTAAATTAGATTGGTTTTCTGGATACTGTGACGCCGATGGAACCATAGTAACCAATGGTTATAATCAGTCTTTACAAATTGCATGTATACACAAAGAATTTCTACTAAAGATTAAACTGATGCTACAAACATGTGGCGTAGCAAGTAAAGTGACACTAAACATGAACGAAAGAGAGTCTCTTCTTCCTAACGGAAAGGGAAGTAAACAATTATACAAAAGTAAAACTATTTACAGACTGTTAGTAGGCTCAAATGATTTACAACGATTAGTTCAACTAGGGTTTTCTTCTAAAAGATTAACCATAAAAGAACATCGACCTCAAAGAAATGCAACACAATTTGTTAAGATTGATAAGATAATCGATAAAGGAGAAGTGTCTAAAACTTATTGTTTCACTGAAAAGAAAAGACATGCGGGTATTTTCAATGGTGTAATCACTTCTCAATGTGAAATAATCGAATACAGTGACAATAAAGAGTATGCTGTTTGTAACTTAGCAAGTATAGCTTTACCTATGTATTTGAAACATCCTTCTTTAAAAGGTAGTGTTAAAATTTATTCTAAAAAGAATTGTAATTATTGTTTACTGACGAAAGCTTTCTTTAAAGAAAGGAATATTGATTATGAAGAAATATCAGTAGACGATAATCATCTTCGACAATTGTTCTTTAAAGACATTTTAGAAAAAGAAGGAAAAGAAATCAATACTGTTCCTCAAATTTTTATTGATAATACAAGAATTGGGGGGTATAGTGAATTAAAAGACCAGTACCTTCCTGTATTCGACCACAAAAAATTAAGAAATGTTGTACACACTATAGTTAAGAATCTTAATAAGATTATTGACATAAATTTTTACCCTGTACCTGAAACTAAGAGAAGCAATATGCGTCATAGACCCATTGGTATTGGTGTACAAGGTTTAGCTGACTTGTTCGCAGAATTACACTACGATTTCGAAGGAGAAAAAGCAAGACAACTCAATCTAGAAATATTCGAAACAATCTATTACGCTTCATTAGAAATGAGTAATGAATTGGCTAAACAACAAGGACCTTACGAGACATTCAAAGGTAGCCCAGCAAGTGAAGGTATTCTTCAATTTGACATGTGGGAAGGAGAAACTCAATTCAGAAAGAATGGATGGGATTGGAAAGGACTCAAAGAATCCATTAAAAAACATGGAATTCGTAACAGTCTCTTAGTAGCTCCTATGCCTACTGCGTCTACTTCTCAAATCCTTGGTTGTAATGAATGTTTTGAACCATACACTAGTAATGCTTACACTAGAAGGACTCTAGCTGGTGAATTTACAGTTGTTAATCATCGTTTATTGAAAAAATTAGTAAATATGGGACTGTGGTCAGAAGTCACTAAATATCGTTTAATTAAAGAAAGAGGTTCTGTTAAAAACATGAAGACGCTACCGGAAGAAATAAGAAAAGTATTCAAAACTTCTTGGGACATCAAACAGAAAACTATAATAGAAATGGCTGCTGATAGAGGACGCTTCATTTGTCAAAGTCAAAGTCTAAACATTCACTTGAAAAATCCTACCCCTCAATTATTGACAAAAGTTCATTTTTACGGTTGGAAAAAAGGCCTTAAAACAGGTAGTTACTACATTCGTGCAAAATCCGTTAAGAATGCTCAAAACTTTACTATTGACCATTCAATGGAACAAAAAATTAAAGCTGAAGAACAGGAAGAAGAAGAGTGTTTAATGTGTGGAAGCTAATTCAATAAAAATAATTTTCTTGAGTACTAATAAATGGAAAGATATCAAGTTTATAATGATGATGATCTTGATTTTTTTGATAAAGACATTAAAAAACCAAAGAAAAGTGTAAAAGAAAGAGTTTATGAAGGAGTTGAAACATTACTAATGGGAGATAATATAAGAAATAAAAAATCATACGCTATTCTAATGACAGTAATAGTCTTAGCTTTAGGTGGAAGTTATTTAAAATATTTAAGTGAAGATTCACGAAAGAAGAAAAATAAAAAGAAAAAATAAATTTTTTTTTATTTGTTATTAGTAAATGCAAAGTTATAATATAAATGAAAATACAAATGCTGCAAGTAGTAAAGAAGCTAAAAATGTTGTACTATCATTTATAGCTGCTGGTAAAAATAGAAACAAAAAACCTTATTTCAATCTAATTGTATTAGTACTCTTAGCTCTTGGTGGAAGTTCTTTATACTATCTCATGAAAAAGAAGGAGAAAAAGAAGAAGAAAAAGAAGAAGAAAAAGAAGAAGAAGAGGTATAAGAAATAATTTCTTTATTATTAATAATGAGTGAGAAAACAAAAAAAACAAAAAAAACAAATGAAGTAAATAAAATGAATGATGATAACCTTGAAATTTTTAAGATAATGAATACACAAGGAATGGATGCAGCAGCAAAAAAAATGTTAGAAAACGCTAATTATGATTACTCAAAGATGAGATCAATGTATGGCTAAATTAATAAAAGAAAAAAGAAAAAAAAGGATATAAAAAATATACACTATATTTATATATATGACCGAACTAGTTCTCAAAGAAAAAATTGACCGTTTCGTTGTTCTACCTGTTAACTCCGCTTACCAGGACCTGTGGGACATGTACAAATACCATCAAAAAATGTTTTGGGTTGCAGAGGAGATCGATTATCCAGCCGATAAAAACGATTGGGAAAGTCTTTCTGATGATGAAAGATTCTTCATTAAAAGAATTCTTGCATTCTTTGCAGGAAGTGACGGAATAGTTATTGAAAATCTCGTAACTAATTTTTGTAATGAAGTTAAAATTAGTGAGGCTAGAGCCTTTTACACTTTCCAAGCAGCCATGGAACAAATTCACAGTGAGACTTATGCTCTCCTTATCGATACATTCATCAAAGACAAAAAAGAAAAGAAAAAACTATTCAATGCTATCGAAAACTTTGAAAGTATTAAAAAGAAAGCTGATTGGTCTATGAAATGGATTATTAGCGAACAGCCTTTCGTAAACCGTCTTATTGCTTTTGCAGTAGTAGAAGGAATTTTCTTTTCAGGTGCATTCTGTAGTATCTTTTGGTTGAAGAGTAAAGGTAAAATGGTAAAAGCTTTAGGGCACAGTAACGAACTCATCGCTAGAGATGAAGGATTGCACACTCAGTTTGCTGTATTATTGTACAAAAAATTGAAGACTAAACCTACACAAGAAACTGTGTATGATATTGTTAAGGAGGCTGTTACTATTGAAAAAGAATTCATTTGTGATTCCATTCCATGTGACCTTATAGGAATGAATAAAGTTCTTATGAGTGAGTACATTGAATTTGTTGCTGACCGTTTAGTACAACAACTAGGGTTTGATAAAATTTATGGTAGTAAATGTCCTTTTGACTTTATGGAACAAATAGGTTTGGACGGTAAAACCAATTTCTTTGAGAAAAGAGTTTCGGAGTACCAATTGTCTGGATTCGACAATGAAGAAATCGTGTACACTATTGAAGAGGATGACGATTTTTAATGAAATTATTTTCTACGTTAATAGTAATGAAAAAAATATTAGGAAGTCCAATCGGTTTAGGAGAAATAAATCTAACAGTGGACAACCGGGTAAGAAGACGCATTAAAGAATATTTTGGAAATGTTGACGATAATAGTTTTGAAATAAGACTAATATCAATTGCAGATACATCATACGATAATTCAAAAGTACAAAAACTAAAAATAGGAGTAAAAGCACCTGAAGAAAATTTAAATAAAACTTTTATAATTGTATTACCTAATAAATATGAATTTTTTATACCTACTAAAAAAGATGGAGATTGGTTAGAATCTGAACCACTATTTATGAGTCAAGATTCATTAAAAACTATAATCAACCCACAAGCGATTTTTTCTGCAAAACTTCCTACTACTGATATTGAAAAAAAGGCAGCTGAAGAATGGAAAGAAGATAAACTAGCGACAGCAAAGTATACAGCAAATGCAACGCAAGGTGCAACTCAAGGTACAATTGATAAGGAAAATAAAGAACAATTGTGTAAAAATAGACCTAAAAGTGATTGTCATGAATGGAATGATACAAAAAAAGTATGTGAACAAGTTCTTGATAAAGGTGGATGTGTTGAAGACGACTTTGAATTATGTTGTACGTCACAAGAATGTAAAAATAAAAAAAAAACATGGTATAAAAAAAACGTTATAGGAGTAATTGTTAAAATAATAACAGGAATTGCAATATTTGTTGCTATTGTTGATTTTTTTGCTTTTTTTAATTATCAACATCATTATGGCCGTAGAATAGGAAATTTTCTCCTTGGTTTTATAAATGTTGTCAGAAAAAAATTTTTACAAAAAGATGAAATTCAGATAGACAAAGATCATGGGTTTACATATAATGACGGAGAGGAGATAAAAAAAGATATTTTAGATGAAACTGGATGGTTTTTTGCTATTACATCTGGAATTTTAATATTTTTGTTAGGTTTACGTGCTCTTTTTCCATTATTTTATAAAATTGGACTTATTAATCCTTTTGAAGAATGTACATTTGATGATGAAGAAGAAAAAGAAGAAGAAAAAGATGACAGTTGTCCGGCAGGAAAAATTAAAAAAACATGCATGGATGGTACAAAAAAATGTAGAACTATTTGTGGTATAAATAAAAAGTTTTCAACATCTAAATGTAAATGTGTTCCAAAATAAATTTAAATTCCCATTATTTTTTCTACGTAATTATTAAAATGAATAACAAAAAGGTTAGAACCAGAATTATTCGTTTTAAAGATTACCCAGAATTTAGACCCAACCTCACCCCTAGACAAATGTTTTTACTAGGTAGTTTCGGTGGAACTTATTGGAGACCCATCACTAGTAAAGTAACGGGAAAAAGTTATAGAAACAAACATAAAGAATTTCCAAAGAGTTGGTGGAAAGGAATTCCCAATGATTGGTTAACCAGTCCAGATTGCGACCTTTCTATCAATAATTATGGAGTTAGAAGCGGAACTAGTCTACGCTTTTGGGAACAAAAAGGTTGGATGAGAGAACAAGATCCTTATGGATGGGTTCAATGGTACTGTCGATTTTATAAAGGAAGACGTACTCCAGATGATGAAAGACAAATTAAACGTTGGCTAAGATTCGCTGGTCCAAAAGGTCGTTTTAAAAGAAGGATAATCAACATGATTAAAAAAAAGAAAACTACTTACAATGATTATAAAGTCAGCCCAGTCATACGTCAAGGTTTACAACATTGGGCTTATCGATTGACACCTAGTGATGTTAAGTAATTATCCTTACACAGTATTTTTCAAAAATATTACATAAAGATAATTTAACTTTACTACCATGGATAAATTCATTAGAAAAAAAGTTGATATTGATAAAAATAAACCGATTGTCTTCCAAGTAAGAGAATGGTACAGTGGAGATATTAAACAAGACGATGATGCTGACTCTGAAGATGAAGATAGTGATAAAAAATTTCAAATTTACATGTTTGGAGTCACACAAGATGGTAATACTGTATGTGTTAACATAAAAAATTTTAAACCCTTTTTCTACCTTAAAGTTAAGTCTGGAGAAGAATGGAACGATTTTATGGTAAAACAGTTTAAAGCTTTACTCAAAAAAAGATTAGGTAAAAACGGAAAGTACCTTACTGGGTGTAAGCTTCTATTCAGAAAAGATGTCTATGGATTCAATAATCATAAGAAATTCGCTTTCTTAAAATTGTCATTCAGTAACCTTAAAGTTATGTCAGGGTGTAAGTGGGGTTTCAAAAAGAAGAAATACAAATTCAACAATTTTACAATAGACCGTCTTCTTACCAATAAACTTTACAACGCTAATTTAGACCCTATTCTCACTTTTGTACACCGTAACGACATTCTTACTGCAGGTTGGATAGAAGTTAACAAGTATCAAGTACCAGAAATTTCTATGAGTCGGTGTCAGATTTATGCAGAAACCAGTTTTAAGTTTGTAGTTCCTTACGAAAAAGAAGACATTGCTCCCATGGTAACTCTTAGTTTTGATATTGAGTGTATGAGTACTCGTCCTAAGAAATTCCCTGATCCTACTATTAAAGGTGACGCAGTTATTCAAATTGGAAGTTCCTTTCAAAGAGAAGGTGACCCTGAAATTGTTAAACATGTTATCACACTGGGGCCATGTGACCCCATCGAAGGTGTTATCGTAGAACACTACGATACAGAAGCAGAAGTTCTAGAATCTTGGTGCGAGTTGATAAAAGCAACTGACCCTGACCAACTAATAGGATACAATATATTTGGTTTTGATTGGGTCTATCTTTGGAAAAGAGCAGTTAAAGTAGGTTGTGAAGATGCTTTCACAGAATTAAGTAGACTCATTCATGTCCCTGCTAAGATGGCAGAAAAACAAATGAGTAGTAATGCTTACGGTCACAATGAATTCATTTATCTTGATATGCATGGCGTAGGACAAATAGATCTTCTACACATCGTAAGAAGAGAACACAAACTCACTAGTTACAAACTAGATAATGTAGCTAGTGTTTTCCTAGGTGATAAGAAACACGATGTTACTCCTGAAATGATTTTCAAAATGGCTGGTCCAGAAGGTACTTCGGCAGAAAGAGCAGTAGTAGCAGACTATTGTGCTCAGGATACTGCTCTACCGTTACGCTTAATGAAAAGATTAAGTATACTTCCTAATCTCTTAGAGATGGCTAAGATTACTCGTGTTCCTGTTTTTTGGCTCATCGTTAGAGGACAACAAATTAAAGTATTCAGTCAATTAGTTTACGAAGGAGGTAAAGATGGATTCCTTGTTCCTACTTTGGAAAAAAAGAAAAAGAATATTGAACAAGATAAATTTGTTGGAGCTACTGTACTCAGCGCTGAAAGAGGAGCTTACTTTGAACCTGTATCAGGTCTGGATTTTGCAAGTCTGTACCCTTCTATTATGATAGCTCATAATCTTTGTTTTTCCACTTTTGTCATGAAAGAAAAGTATGACAACATAAAAGATGTTAAGTACATGCATAAAAAATGGGAAGCAGGTGACTACAAGTTCGCACAAAATGTAGAAGGACTACTTCCGAAAATGCTTAAAAAATTATGGGCCGCTAGGAAAGTAGCTAAAAAGCAAATGAAAAATGCTCCTACTCCTGAACTAAAAGCAGTTTATAATGGTAAACAACTTGCTATCAAAGTTTCTATGAATAGTATTTATGGGTTCACTGGAGCTTCTACAGGTATGTTACCTTGTAAACCTATAGCGTCAACTACTACTACAATAGGTAGAGGAATGATTCAACATAGTAAAAATTGCGCAGAATCTTGGTATGATGGTTCAGAAGATTCAAAAGGTGTCAAAGCCCATGTAGTGTACGGGGATTCTGTTACAGGAGATACACCTATACTTCTTCTAAAACCTAATGGCGAAAGAACTATTATGACTATCGAATCTATCAACAATGAATGGGAAGAATACAATAATTTCAAACCTGGTATCGAAGGTCTTTCTAATAAAGAAAAAGGTATAACAGACTATAAAGTATGGTCTAGAGGAGGTTGGAATACTATTAAAAAGGTAATAAGACACAAAACAAACAAAAAAATATACAGAGTCAATACTCATTGTGGTTGTGTAGATGTTACTGAAGACCATAGTCTTATTAACGATAAAGGTATAAAATTGAAACCTAAAGAATGTGAAGTAGGTGTAACCAAATTATTTCAAAAATTTCCTGATTTTGAAAAGAAAACTTTAAAATTAGTAGAAATTGTAAACATTATTAGGAAGTACAGCAATCACGAAAGAACTTTGAAAGAAAAAGAAGCTTTTTTACTAGGTATGTTTTATGGTGATGGAAGTTGTGGTTTCTATAATTGTAAAAGTGGTGATAAATATTCATGGGCTATTAATAATCAAGACAACCTTTTATTAGAACAATGTCGTGATTATGCCATGGAATTATACGACCAACAATTTAAGATTCTTGAAACAATGAAAAGTTCAGGAGTCAATAAACTAGTTCCAAAAGGAAGTATTAAAAAGATGGTTGAGTTGTATAGACCTTTTTTCTACGACAATAAAAGACTCAAAAAGATTCCTGATAAAATTATTAACGGTTCTTACGAACAAAGATTACACTTCTTTATAGGTTACTATGCAGCAGATGGAGCTAAATGTGAAAATAGCAAGGTTAAAAATATTTGTTTTTCGAATAAAGGAAAGATTGGTTCTTCTCATCTATACTATCTAGTTAGAAGTTTAGGGTATGAAGCAAGTATAAGAATCAGAAAAGACAAACCTATGATTTATCATATGACTTGTTCTGAAAAATTAAGGAAGCACAAAAATATTCTTAAAAAAATTGAGTACATTGGAAATACTGAACAGTATGTGTACGACTTAGAAACTATTGAAGGTTCTTTTCACGCTGGTGTAGGTGAGATTATAGTATCGAACACAGATTCTATATATACGAAATTTACCTTACCAGGACAGAGCGAAATGGATCATCAAACTTTAATGAAAGAACAATTTAGGATTGCAACAGAATGTGCAGAAAGGATTAGTGAAACATTCATCAAACCTATTGAATTAGAAATGGAAAAGGTAATGTATCCTTTCTTACTCTTTAGTAAAAAGCGTTATGCTTGTTTGTACTACGAAGTTCCGGAAAAACCTAAAGGTATAGATTGTAAAGGAATACAAGTTGTTAGGAGGGATAATTGTCCATTAGTAAAAGATATTTGTAATCCTGTATTAGACAAAATAATGTATGATAAAGACATCCCAGGTGCAGAGAAGATTGCATCAGATGGTGTAAAGAGATTATTAGAAAACAAAGTTCCAATTGAAAAACTGGTACTTTCAAAGACACTAAAAAAGGGTTATCGTTGCTCTGTATGTCATGCATTAGACAATGAACATTGGTGTAAAGAATGTTTAGAAACTTATAGGAAAGAACATAATAATAGTGGTATTAAAAAGGAAAATCCTGACTTCTTAGAATACTGTTGGAAAAATTGCAAATGTCATGAGAATGAAGAAAAAGAATTATCAGAACATGGAGAAAAAATAAAAAAAATACAAGGAGATAAAAAGGAAAAAGAAGAAAAAATATATAGAGAGAAAAAAAATAAATTTAAAACAAACAACTTAAGTAGATACATGGGTTCTAGGTTAGTTACAGCATCTATGGAAAGGAATGGAGAAACTAATGGGTGTGGTCCACTGGGTATTGAAAAAAGAAAAATTGATTACTATGGTAATAAAATAAGGAAATTACACTCTGGTATTAATGAAGAGGTACCGGTTGATATAAGATATTATCATAAACTTAAAATGATTGACTATAGACCTGTTATTAATCTACCTCATGTAGGTCTAGTTAAAAGAATGTATAAAAGAGACCCAATGACAGCTCCTCAAGCAGGTGAAAGAGTTCAATATATGTTCATAGAAAATTCTGATAAAAAAGCATTACAAGCGGATAGAGTAGAAAATCCTGTTTATGCTGCTAAAAACCCTGGGATTTGTAAGCCTGATGTTCTTTATTACCTTGAAAGACAATTACAATCACCACTAATTACATTATTCGAATTGATTGTGACTGATAAGAATGGTAAAAAGTTTCCAGATACACCTGAAGGAAAGAGAGCAGCTGAAAGAGAAGTCGCAAGAAGATTGTGGAAAGAAGCTAAGAGAAAGAAAATAAATGTATTAAATGGTAATCAAGACATCAGAAATTTCTTCAAATTAAAATAGTAGTAATAGTAAATGGAAGTAAGTTTTGGAGCTTTACGAAATATATTACGAAGAGATGATTTGATAGCAGTTTTCGAAAACAGATTAAAATTAGGTTATAAAACTTATCAGATTATTAATCATGCAGAATTGGTTAATATAATTAATCCTGCTGATGATGATCCATGGGATGTAGTAATACCTGGATACGGGTACTCTTTATGTCTTCATAAAAAATTTAAAATAAAAGAAGTCATGAAAATACTATTCGTAGAAGGAGGTAATCATAAAATTTTTGTCTGAGTAAACGTTCCTGGTTATCAGGAAGATTTAGCAGAACAACAAATGAAAAAATTTACACCTTTGAAACTTTCAGATGAACAGTTGCCTACTGGAATTTTATTATTAATTAAATGAGGATTTCTCAAAAAATAATATCTACTATTAATATATGAATCGTAAAAACACTGCTTTTGTAAAAATAAATCGAAAATTGGATAAGGAGCACTCTGATATTTTTAAAGCACTCGACAAATTATATACTGTATGTGAAAAACATTGGCATACCGAAGAAGCGATGTATAAAGAAGGTCGGAAAAAATTACCTAAACATCATAATAATGTAACC